AAAGCAGGCTCCACATAGGTGGAGACAGGCTGCTGGTAGACGGGTTCTACGAAAGCAGGCTCCACATAGGTGGAGACAGGCTGCTCGTAAATGGGCAAATCAAGCAAACCTGTGGGAGGCTCATAAAAGTCGCCATCGGCAAAAAATGACATTGCGTCAATCGTGCCATCTGGACTTATAAAAAATCTTGCCATCTCACAGTTCCTTTGCAAGTACAGCCCACTGCGGCCTATACCCCTCATCCTTCAAAAATGTCTTGGCCCAGCCCTTACGGCCTGCCAAGGTCACTCTGGTGCAACCTATTGATTTGCCCCAGGATTCGATCATTGGTCGCATCCTTGAGAGTTCATCGAGGTCGCCGCCAGCCAGGAAGTAGTGCAAATTCTTCAGGCGCGGATAGACAATGATCTCAGTCAATACCACCGAGTTGGATGCAGGCCACACCTGCAGCCTGCTTTTTTCAACCATCTCGGCAATGTCATCGAAATTGTGTGTTCCTCCACTGTATTCTAAGGCCGCCTCCACATGGTGGCGCAGTCTGTGCAGATGCTCCAGGTCGCTCATCTCTTGCCCATGGCAACCGCATCCAGGCGCATTGTGCCCACCCTCCAGTCGGCCAGTACCGCCCCGGTCACCTTCACATTGACCTGGCGGCCAGAAAACCGCACGCTGGTGGGGTTCGCCGCCGAATACGGCCCGAATGACGATTGCGTGCCTGTGGGGTACAGCCGACTGGTAAACGACACCACCGCCTCGCCTAGCGTCTGCTCATCTGGAATCACCTCGCGCACCGCCATCACATTGTCGCCATTGCCGATCTGGATAGGCCCAGACTCGGCAAAGACCGATGCGCCGTCGTAAGCAAAACCCACCTCATGCTCGTACACATACCCGTCTGTGGACACCATCAGGGGGTTGGTGTACACACCAGCATGACTGCCAGCAGTGCGAGCCAGCGTACCAATTGACCAATGATTTTCTCGGTAGTTGTAGGTGACATATGAGTCGTTCTCATTGCTTGAGACGCTAGGATAAAACCACCAGATTTCGCCAAATTGACTATTGTGTACAGCGTAGACCTTGCTCGATTGCGCATAGTTGATGTTTTGGAAAACATAGTCGCCCACATCGCTGGGCAGTGGCTTGACGTATCCGTCATAAATCCAGAACCCGGACTTGCTCATCCAGATGGCGGCGGTGTCGATGGCCGCCACGCCCTGGGCCGAGATCAGGCCGCACCCGCTGCCCGCCTTCTCGAAACCGTACACAAACGGCGCACCCACATACTGCGCGGTGTGGACATCCACATCAGTCCACAGCAGGTTCACGCCCTTGACGCGCTTTCCGGCCAGCAGCGTGCCAGGGGTCGCCAGTTCAAAGTCGCCCGCCAGGTTGTCGGTGGAGGGCGTCCAGACCGTGTTGTCTTCCTGGTCGCACCACTGGACCTTGCGGGGATTGCCGCCAGCGCCCAGGGCAAACATGATGCGCTCGGCAGTGACCAGCACCGCCTTGTTGCCGGTGGGGGCGTTGGTGATTGCAGCGGCCAGGGTGGGCGTTGTGAAGCCAAGCTGCCATTGGTAGAGTTTGCCGTCAGCATTGGAGCAGGCCACCAGGTACTCGCCCCAGGTGTCTAGCGACCAGGTGGTGGCCGGTGTACTGCTGCCAACATCAGGACGGGCTACGCCATAGGCATAGTTTCCATACTCCAAACTGCCAAAACCAATGTTCAGGACCGCATCGGCATTGCCTGCGGTGAATCCGGTGGGCGTGATTTCTTTTAATGTGCCCGCCTGGTTCATGGCGTACAGTTTGGTGTGCGTACCCAGGGCGATCCAGCGCGTGGCGCTGTTGTCGCGCCAGGTGATTATTCCCCTGCACTTGCCAGACATCTGGGCCGATGATCTCTTGCGCCAGCCGCCCACAGGGCGCAGCGTGTTCTCGTACCAGCGCACCAGATTGGAGTTGTTCCACCGGCCTGCTGCCTGGTACTCTGTGCCGTTCTTGTAGACACCCGGAGGAATTTTGAGAGGGATGTACATGGTCAGGTCGGTAAGTTGGAAACAAAACTCATGGTCACGATGGCCGATGGTATCGCCGGTCTGTCCGGTGTGGTGCTGGTTGCGTATTGCTCAAGACTCACGCCCACATCACTCACGCGCCACATAATTTGCACATAGTCATCTTTAACCAAATCCACAAAAAAATTCATGGCCGCGATCAGATGCGCTGGGTCGCCAGACGATTTGCGGGCAGGCAGGAAAAACTTGCTGTTGGAGTTGGCGATGTTTGTGCCGTTGCGCCGAAACCAGATGTCCACATCCTGGCCGTCATTGGTGGTGTTTTTGAATTGCAGCGAAAAAGCAATGTTCCACAGACCATCGACCGCCACAGTCAACTGAGAGTCGCTGACCACGGTCACGCCGTTGGAAAAGTCTGTCGTGTTGAACTTGATGGCGTATGCCGTTGTAGTGTTGGCTGCCGTCTGGTCGGTGCTGTCTTGAAATGCGCCGTGCGGCGTGTTCAAGAACTTGCTGCCCTGCGGGCCAAAAAGCGCGCCCAGGGCAGACACCAGCTTGCGGAAGTAGACATTGAGCGCACCGTAGTTTTCGCTGAAGTGGCGGCGCTCGTAAGCCTCCGGGGCAAAACCCAGGCTCGGGATCGAGGGGACTTCCAGTTGCTGCTTGACGTTTGCCATGGCTCAATTATCCCGCCTTACACCATCTCCAGCCCTGCCTTGCGCACCTCCTCGACCCTGCGGCCCCACCCCTTGCCAAAGGTCGGCCAGGTGGGCAGGTCCATCAGGAAGGACAGCCTGCGCTTGGCATAGTCGTCAACCAGCGTCTTGGCATCGAATGCGGCCACAGCGGCCAGGGTCTTGGGGCCAATGCCGCCGTCAGGCTCGACACCAACGCATGACTGCAGCCATTTGGCGGCACGCCCTGGCCCGGAGTTGATCGCGGCATCAAAGACCACATAGTCAACGCCAGCGGGCAGATCGTCACCCTTAATCTTGTCCCAATACTTAGATTTGTACAGCGGGGCCACATCGGCAGGCGTGAGGGCACGCATGGCCTTTTCATCGACCTCGTGGCCGCACCACTCTTCCCAGACTCGCTTGGTGCAGCCCAGGTTGGTCATGCCGCCAGGATCGGACGGATGGTTGACGTACCCGCCTTCGTGGTGCAGGACTGCCTTGAGTGCTTCGTCAAAGTTGTCTTTCATTTCTTGGCCTTCATGTCAATGATTTTTTCCAAAGTGCGACCACCAAAATAAAAAGACATGATGAGCATCCCCCACTGGCCGAGCAGTTCGACATACGCGCCGCGAGTCTCAAAATCAAATGCGCTCATCATGGCAAATGTGAAATATGCACCCAGGATGAAGATGAGTGTTAGCGGTCTGATGTTCTTGGACAGCCAGGAGTCAGACGCCATGTCGGCCTTGTGCCGGTCTGTCAGGTTGCCCTGCTCCGTTTTGTACAGTTCAGTCTCATTTGCCATTTTCGCCAGTTCGCCGTCTTGGGCCAGCTTCGCCAGCTCCAATTGCGCCTTGGCCTTGGCCTGCGGGTCTGGGATAAGTTTGTCGATCAGTTTCCCGCCGACATCGAGCAGTGCTGTCAATGGAATCATCAGTGTCCCCTCTTGGTCATCATGGCGCTGGCGATCTCCAGCATGAACTTGGTCTGCGGCAGATGCTCGGGCTGCTCGGTCCAGCCCACGGTGATCTGTCCCACAAACCTGTGGTTATCTGGCGGGATACTCACCCGGCAGGTAAAACCAACACCCTTCTCGATGTACCATAGCCCCACCTCCGATTGTGCATAGCGGTACTCTGCGCAGGGCATCTCATTGGACATCAATTTCACCACATCGGCGTTGTTGTTTGCATTGCTGCTAAACAGGCCCACATCAATCCCCTCGATGGACTTGTCTCGCCCGTCTTTGGTGTAGGCCCGGTATAGCACCCTGGAGTTGAATAAAGGGTTGACCTTGAAGACGGCCACCACCGATGCGCCTGTCTTTTTGAACAGCATGGCGGCCACATCGTCTGCCCGGTCATTGATCTCTGGCAGCTTCTTAGACTCCTTGTAGGCGTCGCGCATGAATTCCTGGTTGGACCAGAAGATATACCCGACGAACGCCAGCACGGCCATGACGACGATGGCGACCAGCTTGAATGGGCTGTCCACATAGGTCAGGACGCGATCAACGATCTTTTCGCTCATATCAGCGCGATCCCAATCACCACACCGATAAACGCTGCTGTCGCAAAGAGCGCCGCCAGAAACACTTCTAAAGCCTGCTGGCGCTTTTCCATCTGAATCCTGTGGGCACGTTCAGCGGCTTCACGCTCCTCGCGCTTCTTTCGGGCCATCATTGCCTGGAACTTTTGCCAGTCCTCCCACATTCCAGGGCGGCCTGCGTAGATCATCTCTTCTTTTAACTGAAGTTCCTGCTCCCTGAGTTTCTCCAGGGCCATGAATTCTTCAATGTCTGTCCTTCCATGAAGGGGTCTGCCACCGGCCTTTTCATTGGCCCCATGCTGGAGTTTGTCTTTTAGATCGAAATACTCGGAGACTTTCCCACCGACATCTATCAGTTCTTTTCCGTTTTTGAGTGCGGCCTTGATGACAGCAAACGCTGCATTCGCCGCTGCGAGTTCTGCCAACATACTGCCTCACAGAAACGCCCACATCAAGATGCGGACTGCAAAAAGAACGAAAAGAACCAGGGTTACTGCCGCGACAAACGACAGCAGCCACTCTTTCATTTAATCCACAAGACAGAGAAGATCACCCCCGTCATCGAGACAATCATCAGGCCAGCAGACTTGATAAGTATTGCCTCGATGCGTTTGAGCCGAGCATTGATCTGGTCGTAGCGAATCGCGCAGACCTCTTCATGCGTCATTAACCGCGCCTCGGTTTCTGAAATCTGGGCCATGAAGCCTCCAAAGTTACCACGGAGTACCAGAAGCCTGAACCGGATTCTTCTGGGCATCAATCTGAGCAGCCACAGCAGCCTCGGTAGCGGCCTTGTCCACAGACTCCCAAACCCAATTAAGTACGGCAGCTTCAGTCAGGGAGGCATAAGGCACAGCAGGCTGGCCTTCGGACCACGAACAAGTTGCGTATACGCTTGCGGAGTGCTCACCGTCAACACCGGAGCATTGCCAGTGTGCAGTGGTTACAAATCCGTCAGAGGTACGGCGGTCGAGTTGGGAGATTGTCCATACGGGGGTCATGATGTTTCCTTTCAGGGGTTGGATTCAAGGGCTGCTACACGGGCGGTCAGGG